CGGACGACCATTTTATTAGTATTCTACAAAATCAAAACACATATCGCATAGAGCGATTGGTTTGCCAGAATTTTTGGCAATTTAAAAGCCTGTCGCGTTTATGTCCAAAGGCTGCGTACTCGCAGAATTTGGCACAAACACAGGCACTGGGCCCATATAGTGAGCCATGGCTGCATCATCTGAAGCCGAACGGTTAAAGAAAATCCGACGGGTAGTACCAGTCAGATTCTGAATATTCAAACCGTTTAAATGAGACATGAATATAGGCACTGTCTCAGTCACCGATGTAGGCATACCACCATTAAAAACACGGTCATAAGCCGCAGCTGGAATCCGAGCCACCACTTGGTACGAAGGTAGCCTGGCATGAAGTGCAGTGTCATACTGAACAACTTTAGGCGTAGAGGAAACAAAAGGTCTCCTATCCATGCTTGAAGGAATCTCAGTGCCAGCGAAAAACTCTGAGGCAAACTGAAAAATCTTCATGTTCACAACATTGACGCTCTCAGGGTAGGCATGAATGTCGGTTCCGCCTTTAACAAAAGCGTAACACTTAGCAAGGGCTGCACCAGGACTACCGTGAAATCTCAAATTCACAGTATTGGGATTGGTAATACTAGTACTACTTGTGGGATAATTCACATTAGCAAACCAAGGAGCAATGCGAAATCTAAAAGTATTATTTCCAGTCACGCTTAATGTCTCCTGGTAAGGTTGCATTATGATCTGTTTCAAACTAGTAATCCTCTCACCAATGGTGTGTTCTGCCGGACTAACTGTCGACGGCCTAACCAGATCACCAGATTGTATCTGAATTGAAGCGTTTGGGTGGGGAACGAAAAATGGACCTGCATAATCAGCTAGTTCAAAATCGTCTCCACCACAGACCTCAACCAAGAATGGCACGGATGTAGTAACCGTCCCAGTAGACTGCAAAGGATCTATGCAGGTAATACTAAAACCACCTGAACCACTGGTGAAATTACAATAACCAAAAGGCATCTCATACGGACAAGTAAACTCAAAAACGTTGCCATCCTTGAGGTCCATAATCATGGAATTACCGTAAGGCTGATTTAAGCCACTTACACTCTCTGTACCCAAAACAGCACCGCCAAATGTGCCATTAGCACGGTTAAAGCTGTGGTAAGGAACGAAGGTGGCCATATAACGGCCTCCGTGTAGCTTGGTCTTTGCAAAGGTAATCCTAAACTTAATAGACCCTCTCCACAATCTGAAAAAGGAAGAGATGTACATAAGCGATGAAGGCATAAAAGCCGCATACCCGCTTGAACTATTAATAGGAAACGCCCTGTTTGAAAATGGAATAGCAGAAGGCCTTCTAAAATAGAAGACGGAAGGTGAAACCGGTGTAGCATAAACAGCAGTTCCATGTGTGTTACCAGTGGTCACACCACCGACTAACACCTGAGACCACTGTTTAGTCACATATGCAAGGGCCATTTCATCAACCTCAGTAGCACCTAAAGTGGTCGAAACTGTAGTTGAGTTTCCCTGGAACATGCCAACAACTTCGCCAGTCATGGGAACATCAACATGGTGATCTGAAGCCCATTCTGACTTATATACCTTGCGAGGTGGGTCTTGAACCATTGGCTTGGCATAACCAAAGTACTTGGCAATACCAGCCGCAGTGTCAAGAGCCCACGCCGCAGGTCCCGCCATGGCAGCCAAACTAGGTACTCCTCTGGATACGAACCTAGAAATCTTGGCCATGTTCTTAAGAGTTCCTGAAACAACCCTACTCTCCTTTACCTCCTTGGTCAATACATCAGACTGAATTGTAATTAAATTGGGATTGATAACATCAACTCCAAACAATTCAATATCAGTCAAATAACAGTACAAGTCAAAAGTGGGAACTGTTAGACCGGCTACGGAAACAACTGGCAAAATTGGAATGACTGAAAGCTCTCCATAATCAGAGAGATAATCAGTCAAATCTGCATTCGGAATTGTCTCCATGAACTCAGAAGTGTAAAGAAAAGGTATCTTAAGCTCCACCATGGTCTGCTCAGACAAATCCAACCTAACATGTGGCAAGTTCGTTGCAGCATAGGAAAACTGCGTTCTATCGAACACAGTACCCCCAGTTGCATTGTCACCAAACTGCCAACACATTGCTAAAATTCCTTGATGAAAGGAAGTTGCAGCTACCTGAAGCTTAAAATTGAGAGTAAACCTGATGCCATGAGCACCAGCCAACCTATTATTCCATTGAGGGAAGATAGCTCTCAGCCTCGCCATATCTCCGTCAAAACCAACAGTCTGCAAAGGATCATAGGAACCAAATGGTATGGTACCACGATTAATTAATCGCGGCCTAGCAAAATAGTCCTTAATGTCTTGCACCTCAGTCTGCGGGACAGAATAAGTATTTGGCACGTACTTGTCAAAAATTTTGACAGCCTCGCAAGCCTCGTTACCAAACACAGTAAACTGTGTGTTTTCGGTAGTTGTTCCAGTCATAGAATCCTCCAAAATGGAGCAATCCTCAACTGCGTCTCTTATTGAAGTTGAATCTCTTTCAGCTGGTCAAATACGAGTGAGCGGCGACCAAGCCAACACACAAGTCTCCCATGTTCTCTGGTTTATTTTAAGTCACACCTGAGTAGTAATGTAAAAACAAATGACAACTGTCGTTACCCTGTCCTCACTCCCATTTAAATAGGGAGGTCATGTGGCCTGGGCAGTGAGCGTATATGCAACGACTCTAGATATAACTAGGAACCCTACCCTGAACCAGATCAAAGTATGCGTCAGAATTGACAACATTCTGGTTTGGCACGTCCCCAAGCTTGGCCTTAGCTTCAACCAGCTTAGGCGCCACAAGACTCCAAAACTTCTCGTCGTGCATTGATAGCTCCTCAAAAGCTAGCTCAATGCCATCACGCAGCGTCTGAAGATTGCGTGCGTTATCTGTAGACTTCACATAATACAAACTGTGAAGAAACGACTCAGGACGAATTGGGCACACAACGCGGCCATTCTTCTCAGCAAACCTGCGCTGAAGAAAGACAACATTGTCTATACCAATCGTTGGGCGCAGCTCCTCACCCTTCCTCCCAGCAGTGTAAGTCATGTCAAACGTGTCCTTCAGGTACTTTGAGACAGTAACCTGATTGAACACGTCGACAAACTTCTCACTAGTGGAGACGACATTATCGTCACCAAGCGAGACTACTGCTGAAGTCTCCCAAAAATCAATGTTCCCGGTAAGGCCAATGTAGCTGGAAGCTACTAAGCCCATCGAAAGCATGGAATTAATGGAAGAAGTGAGGAAGTGACCTGACGGTAAAGATTTCGACCACTCAACAATGGTTGTTGCCTTTCCCGTCAAACTCATGAGGTGACGACTGGACACAAGATCGTGAAATAAAATCTCACGAACCCCATTGTCCTCCGAATGACCACGCACGGAGTACCAATTGTTAATGTACTCCAAACAGTCCCACAAAAGCCGTGGCATTTGTGAACTGTCAAACTGTGCGAAGTCACCGTCCCACACATTCTTCCCAGTGGGATCAGGGTTCAAAAGAATACGCTTTAGCACATCCCACTCAGAATAAGGGTTCATGCCAAGACACATACCCGACTCCTGATGAGACCTGCAAATCGCGCCAACGAAAGCACCAAAGTACTTTCGACAAAGAATATAATAACGAATGTCAGTCCCAGCAATAAGCCGGGCACCCTTCCCCTTCTTTCGAGTCTCGTCTTTTAGGAAATCACGACACACAAACTGTGGTCGCCTGCCTGAACGGACTAGACCGTCAAGAACACCAACTTCCTCCTGCAAAAGCAACGCTTCTTTGGTAGTGAGATTAAAATCCTCATCACTACCAAAGAAATACTTCTTATCCGCTGCAACCATGCACAAAGGAAACCCAACTGAAGTAGACCTTGTAATCGACTTCAGGCTCATAGAA